ACATAGGTTCATAGGGACAATGTAAACATCCGTTTCCGCAACATCTACCCCTTTTCATATGAAAAGAGTCTGTCATTACTATGTTACCGTGTTTATCCTTATAAAAGTCAGGTTCAGGAGATTTTTTTGTTATCTCCTGAACATATAACTGTTGTATCCAATCTTTAGATGCTCTTACTGTCATTTTAATTTATTTATACTATTTCACAAGCCCCACCAGCACAAGCGGCTTCTCCTCTAAGGTCGGTATTATCTTGTAACTCAATAACTTTTGTAAGATCCACATCTTTCAATGTGTTTAATAATCTATCAAAATCTTCTTTTGTACAATCTTCAAAAGGTGCTTGGGTATAAGTTCCTCCATTATAAGGTAATACAGATAGTCCATTATAAAACTTACGGTTATCCCACATCCATTCACCAACTAATTCCCATTCGTCTTCTTTAATTGAAACTGTTGCCGATACGTTATGGGTATTTTGTCCAGTTCTATGTCCTGGTTTAATCCATTCTTGTGCAACTTTTTTAACTCTTTCCAACATTTGGAATACTGATTCGTGTCTTATGATAGCTCCTTCTGGGGCTTTTTGTGGTATACCAATAACTGCGGTATCGTGAGGACGGAAAAACTCATCTTCAATCAACTCAGGGTGATTAATCGCCAAGTAATTATAGATTGATTCATTTTTACCTACACGGATTCTTCTTATATAATAATCATTATGCCAAGCGTGAATTCCTGATGATGTACCCAATACCAATGATGAGGTTCCAGATGGTTTAACTGTCGTTGACCTTGCAGATTTGTTAATCCCAATAAGACCCGCAACCCTTTCATTTTCTTCTTTAACTGCTTGAGACGCCGCTTTCATATCATATCCCAATACAACACCTGAACCGATTCCTGTCATTCCAACACCAATAAGTGCGTCTTTTTCAGTTGTTCTTTTCCAAACGTCTCTTAGGTAATGGAAGTCAGTATAACCTGCTTGTAATGTTCCAATGAATGCCGCCCCTTTAACTCTTTCCTCAAAATCTTCCTGTGATTCAATGTCAGAAGCATTTACTTCACATAAGTTACAGAACTGGTTAGGACGAAGTGCAATCTCACAACAAGGATTAGTTCCCCAATCTTTATCGTTTGACAAATAGATACCAGGTTCTCCTGCTCCTGATAACTCAATACGTTTCCAAAGACCCATAAAGAATTCTTTTGTAATTTTGTGACGAAGAAGTACTGCCGAGTTATTTGCTCTACCTCTTTGTGCGTTTTGTTCCCACCAATTTCCTGACTTACAAGAAATCATTTCCTCGTCATCCGCTGAGAATAATGAGATAAGTGCCGCTCTTCTAATACCACCCGCAAGTACCGCATCTGCAATATGACATATAATATCGTGAGTCTCAATTGGTGTTAATTTTTCACCATCTTTTTTGTTATCCAAAACTTTTGTGATATTATGAATACAATCTTTCAATGGTTGTGGTCCAGGTGCTTTACCTCCAGAAGTAACTAATAAAGCTCCTTTTTGTCGGATATCTGAAAAATCAAATATAGGGGTTGATGATTTTGTGCCCATATATGACTCAATAAGTACTTTAATTGCGTCTGCCCATCCTTCAATTGAATCTCCAATTAAGTATCTTCTTGTTCTTGTTGGATTTGGTTTTTTAATTTCTGGTAGTTTATCTACGTGGTGTCTTTGTACCGAGAATCCTACTCCTGTACCTCCTAAAAGTAGGAACATTGTCTCCGAAAATGCGTCCGTATGGTCAATAGGTAGATAAGCGCAGTTATAAACTCTATTTGGTGAAATCTCAATTGGTTTACCTCCAAATTGTAATGATCTCATTGATGGAAGAATTTTCTTATCATATACCATTTTGTATACGTTTTCAATTTCTTCTTTAATTTGTGGGTATTTTTTTTGGTGCATTTCTTTGTTTCTTGTCACCAATTCTTCCCACGATTCCCTTCTATTTAATTCAGGAACAAATTTAGCGTATTTCATATACACCGTAATATCACTCAATATTTTTTGCGAAATATCCATAATTTATTAATTTAATTATTTGTTTAATTTTTTTGTTTGTCTTGTTCTCTTTGTTGTCTTTTTTCCAACAACTCTTTAACCCGTAATCGTTGTCTTTCTTCTTTTTGTTCTTCAATACCTAAAAACGTTGTTGTTGATTCGGTATCAATGTCAATCATTGCATTATCAAATTTACAATTCTCAAACACAACACCATCATCCCCAACACGAGATTTAGTAATTGCGATTGTTGCTAATTTCATCTCTTTTTGTTGTAACGTCTTGGCCACTGTTATAATTACGTGACCAACTTGTGCTTTCTTAATAGACCCTCCCATTTGGTCTGTTGTTACAACCTCAGATGATATTGAACTTCTGTTTCCTTGTGTTGCGGTCCAACCAACAAGGTTTAATTCGTGACACATCGCTTCAAAACCTCTCATTACAGATCCTTCACTTTTCCACTCATCTCCCAAATTTTTATCCGGAACAACACAGTCAATATAATCTAACACAACCATATCCACTTTTGTTCCATCTGCAATCATTTTTCTGATTTCATTCTTTATTTGGTTCATAGTTTTTGTGTCGGATGGTAATTTTTTTAAGTCCAACTTATTTGGCATTGTTTCCTCAATGTGTCTAACTTTTTGAATTACCTCCTCTCTTCTTTCTGACAATTCATCGGGATGAATCTTGGTCCAAAGGGTGTAATGTTTTCTTTGTATAACTTTTGGGTTATCTTCAAAAAAGATTTGTAATACATTGAATCCTAAGTTAAATGCGTGGTTTGATATCTTAGTTAAGATAGTTGATTTACCTACTCCGGTTGGTGCTAATATAACACCTATTTCACCTTTCGCTAAACCACCTTTTAACAACCTATCAATTCCAGGTATTCCCATTGGGATTGGGTGTCTGTAATCGTCATCAAGCACTTGGTCTAAGTTTGAAAAGACATCCATTAAACTTGTGTCTTTTGAACCAACCATTAACGCCTCTCTCACTAATTCTTCTAATGTGTCGTAGTTTTCAAACTCTCCACCATCAATGATTTTTTGGGCTTTTTTCATAACCTTCTGTAATTCTTGTTGTTTACAGAACTTTAATGCCTTTTCTTGAACGAATGCCACTCCGTCAATAGGTGCGTCCTTAATTTTCTTGATAGTATCAAGTACTATTTTGGACGCAGTTTCTTGTTGTAATTCAGATTTGGTAATCTGTTCCAAAGTATCAAAGGATGGTGTATGATCGTATTTTACATAATACTCTTTTACCATCTGAATTATTATTTTAAAATACTTGTTTTCAAAATAATTGTTCTCAATTACATCAATTATTGATTGAGAGAATACCTTGTCTACGATAATTTGGTTAAGTAGTTGTAGTTGAAAATTGTTTCCTAGATACTCGAAGTTTTTGTTTGTCGCCATAATTTTTCTTTACGTTAGTAATGATAAATACTAATAGTTTTAGATAAATTCTGGATAAAAATAATTAAATCTTTTACCTGAAAAAATGTCAGTCAGGTCGGTAAGTACGCCTTTCAACTTTGGGCGTAGGTCTACGGTATATCTGACCTTTGGTGGGTAGAGTTTTGCGTCAAATGTTCTCTGACAAATTGTCACATTATCTAATTTAATATAGATATTAAAATTTTCTTCACCTTCTGTAATTGATGTGTTTAGTACATCAGGGTTTTCGGAAATTTCATATTGATTGTCTAACATATAGACAATAGTTCTCATCTTCAAGTCGTTTTGAAGTTGATTAGAAAACGATCTAATATAGTCATAAAACTCTTCTGATTTATGGGCTTTTTTGTTAAAGCCTTTAACATTAAAGAATCGTTGTACTACGATGTTGTCGTTACACATTAACAAAAATTCTAATTTCGTTACGTCTTGGTCTTTCATTTTTTTTACTTTTTTGTTTTGTTTCTAAATTTTGTTTTTTCTTTTCTTGATAGTTTTAAAAATGGTTTTAAAAAATTTACCCAAGCGTCGTCACCCTTTGGTAAATATTTAAAGAATCCGTCGTCCATCATCATACGAATTAAATTCCTATGTCCTCTTCCGTCGGGATCCAATGACTCGGAGTAATACGATTGGACTAACTCTTTTCCTTCATCGGAAATCAAAGGTTTTGATAAGTCAACTAGTTTTTCATTAATCACAAAGAACTCGTCCCCAAATATTCCCTCTTTTGTTTTTCCACTTAAAAGATTTTTTAAAGCCACATTTTCTTTTTGTTCTTTAAATAATTCTTCACCTTTTGTTAAAATATCGGTAAAACTTACCTCTTTTTCAAGTATTTCTGGAAATAATTTAATAAAAGTTTTTTCACCAAGATAAAATATACCATCAATATTATCCGAACTATCACCGGTTAATATCTTATAGGTTTTAACATTATAGTGAGGAATTTCTGTTTGGTCAATTTTGATTGTATCCCCATTTTTAAAGTACTTCTTGGCTTGTGGTGAATAGATAGTTACCTTTTCAGAGATAAGTTGTGTAAGGTCTCTATCTGACGAAAAAATTGTTTTATCTTCATCTACAGATATTTGACAATAATAAGCAATTAAATCATCGGCTTCCGAATTTTCAACATCTAATTGTCTTACAAACATTTCTTCAAGATATTGTTTAACTCTTTGTTTTTGATTCAAAAAAGATTCTTCTCTAAAATCTTCAGGTTTACTGGACTTACGATTTAATTTATACTTTGGGTATAACAATCTTCTTTGTGAAGAACTTGTTTTTCCGTCCCAAAATACAACCACTTTATTATAATTAGTTTCCTCAAGGAAACGTCTTAGGGTATTTAGAAAGTGCCAAATACCCCCAACGTGCTCTCCTTTATTAAAAAAATCTTTAACTCCGTGAAATCCAATTTTTAATAGGTTGTTTCCGTCAACCAATAACGTTTTTGTCATTTTAAATAATTACAGGGTTCTTACTACACTTCTTCTTTTTCTGCCTTCAAATCAAAGTCACCATCAACCCCAATTATTTCTTTCCAATACTCGGCATAATCTTTTTTGTATTGTTCAATTGATGCCTTTTCTTCTGATGCCTCTTTACCCGGTAAAAACCCGTGTGGTGTTACAATAATTTTCCCATCTTCAAACCCAAGTCCGTTGATGTGGTTCTTCATAACAGACACTTTTGTTCTTGACGCAAACTTTACTGTACGTTTGTCTTTTGTTGCGGTAATCTTTGTTGTTCCCGCACCTTTTTGATTTCCAAATAAGAAAACCAATGAAGAGTTTAACCAAATTGCTTCACCACCTTTTGCCTTAATTTTTGGTTGTCCAAAAGGATTGTCAGGTAATTCCACCCAAGGTTGGTTAACAATGATTAGGGTGTTTTCATATTTAGAATCTGACTTACGAGACCCTGAAATACGTTGGTTGATGCCCATACCAATTTTGTCTGCTAAAACACTTGCATTGTGTTGTTTACCACCTTTACCTTCGTAAGTCATCTTACAAGGAACAGAACCTACTGAATCCCACATAATACATAATGAATAATCCAAATCTCCTTTTTCTTGAGCGTCCAATAATTCGTTAATGTAATCTGTAATTTGTTCAATATAGTTAAAGTTATTATTAAAGATGTAAAAACCATCCCACTCTAACTCTCCTGTTTCTGTATCAACAACTTCTTCACAATCAAAACCCATTAATTTGGCGTGGTCAAAACTCCATTTTTGTTCTGT